TCTACAGGAGCAGGTTGGCGCTTCGCTGGCGGAGGTCTCACAGGTGGTGAGGAGCGCCGCGGCGCGCGCGCTCGAGCCGGATCCGTCGATGACGGTTTCCGAGTGGGCCGACCAGAACCGCGTGCTGACTTCCCGCAGCTCGCCAGAGCCCGGGCCGTGGCGAACCTCGCGGACGCCATATCTGCGGGAGGTCATGGACGCGCTCTCGCCTTCGAGCCGCGTAGAGATGGTCGTGCTGATGTGCGGTTCACAAGTGGGCAAGGCGCTGGCGCTTGATACACCGCTGCCAACTCCTGATGGCTGGACCACGATGGGCGAGGCTCGGGTCGGGGATCGCCTGTTCGACGAGAACGGCGAGCCATGCTGGGTGACGGGCGTGTCGCCCGTGTTTGAAGGCCGCGCCTGTTATCGCGTCGGATTCAGCGATGGCGCTGAATTGGTTGCGGACGGTGAACATCTTTGGACTGCGTGGGACGACCTGGGCGGTTCCGGCAAGCGTCATCTTTCGACGCTCACCACGGAAGCGATGAGGGCCAACTACCGGACGCGAAACCGCAACCGCTACGCCATCGATAACACCGGGCCGCTCTCGATGCCTCACATCCATCTGCCGTTGGACCCGTATTTGTTCGGCTTGTGGCTGGGCAACGGAGCGGCGGCGATGAATCACATCACCGTTCACGAGGCCGATACGGAATTTGCCGCCCTGCTCGAAGGCTGCGGCTACCCCGTGGAATTTCGGCTTCCCGCGTGGCGCAAAGGAAAAGCCGCCAATCTGCTGATAGATCCGGGGCATTCGGCTGAGCGCGATTCCGAATCAGGGCGCTATACGGCGGTGATGGATGCGGAATCGAGCTTCATGGGCACGCTCCGCGCCATGGGCGTCCTCGACAACAAGCATATTCCCGCTGCTTATCTGCGGGCATCCCCGATGCAACGGCTTGCGCTCGTACAGGGCTTGATGGATAGCGACGGGCATTGCGACAAGAGGGGGAGATGCGAATTTAGCACTTCGAGCCAGGCCCTTCTCGATGGCATGGGCGAGCTGCTGGTTTCCTTAGGACTAAAGCCGACCGTCTATGCCACGCATAATGTGCGCGGGTTTGGCAAGCTCTATCCGGGGCCTTATTACCGCGTGTCCTTCATGGCCTACAGCGACCACCTGCCGGTATTCCGGCTTGCCCGCAAATTGGCGCGTTTAAAGCGGGCGCATCAGGACTCATCGAGGACCTCGGAAACATACCGACGCCGCATCGTAGCTATCGAACCCGCGCCTTCCGTGCCGGTGCGCTGCATAGCGGTGACTTCTCCCTCGCGCCTGTACTTGGCGGGCCGCGCCATGATTCCCACGCATAACACGGAGAGCGGAAACAACCTCATCGGGTACACGATCGACAAAGCCCCCGGGCCGATCATGGCGGTCCAGCCTACGACCGAAATGGCGAAGCGCAATTCGAAACAGCGCATCGCCCCCTTGATAGAGGACTGTCTCGCGCTGCGATCGAAGGTAAAGGAATCTCGCTCCCGGGACTCCGGCAACACGCAGCTCGCGAAGGAATTTCCGGGCGGCATTCTGGTCATGACCGGCGCGAACTCAGCCAAGGGCCTGCGTTCGATGTCGGTCAAGATTCTGTTTCTCGATGAGGTCGACGGTTACCCCGGCGATGTCGAGGGCGAAGGTGAGCCGTGCGACTTGGCAATTGCGCGCACCACCAACTATGCGCGGCGCAAAATCTTCATTACTTCGACGCCGGTGCTTCAAGGCAAGAGCCGGATCGAGCGGTTTTTTCAAGATGGCGATCAATGCCACTTCTACGTGCCGTGCCCTCACTGCGAATACAAGCAGACGCTCAAGCCGGAAAACTTTATTTACGAGAAAGGCAAACCGGAAACCGCTCACTTCATTTGCGAGGCCTGCGACGGAGTGATGGTCGATCACCACAAAAACTGGATGCTCCCGCGCGGCGACTGGCGCGCGCACAACCCGGGCGGAAATGGGAAGGTCCGCTCGTTCTACCTGCCGAGTTATTACTCGCCGGTCGGGTGGCTGAGCTGGCCGAAGATCGCGGAAAAGGACGAGGCCTCGGAAAACGACGCGCTCAAGCGCCAGGTCTTCTGGAATACCATCCTCGGCCTTCCCTGGGCTGATCAGGGCGAAGTCCCTGACGAAGCGCGGCTCTATGAGCGACGCGAAGACTATCCCATCGGGATTGTTCCCAAGGGCGGACTTCTGCTGACGGCCGGCGCGGATGTTCAGGCACGGCGCATCGAAGTCGAAGTGGTCGCCCACGGCCGCAACGATGAAACCTGGTCGGTCGACTATCGCGTGTTCGAGGGCGACACCAATCAGCCCGAGGTTTACCGTCAGCTTGCGAAGCTGCTCGATGAGGACTTCCTCACTTTCTATGGCGCTCCCATGCGCATTCAGAAGCTCGCTGTCGACACCGGCTACAACACTCTGGCGGTATACGATTTCGTTCGCGACATGACGCCGTCGCGCTGCATGGGAATCAAGGGAGAACGGCACTCGGCGGCGCTTTTGGGGGTTCCTCATATCGTCGAAGTCGGGCCGCAAGGGCGGCGCATTAAGCATGGCGCGCGCGTGTGGCCCGTCAATGTGTCGATCGCCAAAGAGCAGCTCTATCGAAGACTGAAGCTTGGCGTCCCGGATCTATCGCGCGGCGAATCCTGGCCGGCCGGGTTTTGTCATTTTCCGCAGTACTCGAAGGAGTACTTCGAGCAGCTCTGCGCCGAGCAGCTCGTCACGCGGATTGAGCACGGCTTCCGGCGAACGATGTGGGAGAAGCGCCGCGATCGCAACGAAGCTCTCGACGTGCGTGTGTACGCCATGGCCGCCGCGGCGTCGATGCGTCTCGAAACCTGGAGCGAGGAGCGCTGGGACGAAGCCGAGCGCGCGCTGACAGTCGTGCGCAGCGTCGAGCCCCCGTCTGCGATCAAGGCGGAAGTAAAGCGGGCGCCCGTTCCGGAATTCAAAGCGTTCCCCATGAAAACGGATTTTTCAGAGGACTAAATGCCAGCACTTCCGCGCCTCAAACTCTACGATCCGACCGGGCAGACCGATTGGTGCGCTTTGCTCAACCAGGTCCAGACGCAATACGTCGCGTTCATGAGCGGCCAGGCAACCCAGGAGATTGACACTCCGATGCTGGGGCGAGTGGCCTTCAATCAGACCAACGTGGGAAACATTGAGCGGCTTCTGGCGGTGCTTGCCGATATGTGCGCGCAGCAGCAGGGAACCTGTGGGACGCGGTTGGTCCGCGGGCCCATCTCGCTCGAGGCGGAGCCGTGAAGAACGGGACCAACGACCGCGCCGTATTCCTCGAAGGGCAACCGCCGCTCACCGGCCGCGTGCCGTGGGATACCTCTCACTCCGGCGCTTCGGTGGTGCGGAAACAGCTTTCGAATTGGATGCCGTCGCGACTGCCGGCCGACGCTGATCTTCTGCCCGACCTGCCCGCGCTGGTGTCACGGTCTCGCGATCTCGACCGTAACAATGGCGTCGCGGCGGGCGGGCTCCAGACTCTTCAGGACAACGTCGCGGGCTTCGGGCTGCGCCTCGCGGCGTACCCAGACTGGCGTGCGCTTGGCAAAACCATCGAGTGGGCCGCCGAATGGACCCAGAATGTGGAGGCGCTCTGGCGCTCCTGGGCCGATACGACCGCTTGCGATGTCGCCGCGGAATTGACGTTCTCTGAAATGACCAAGCTCATTTTCCGTTCTGCGCTCGAGAACGGAGAGGCTCTCGCGCTCCCGCTGTGGCAGATCCGGCCGGAGACGCCGTTCCGCACTTGCCTTCAGCTGATCGAGTCAGACCGCTTGGGCAATCCGATTCAAGACGGCATGTGGGCCGGCGGATACGGCGGCTGGTCCGGTTCGGGAATGATCGGGCTTCCGTTCGGCGTCAACGGCAAGCGCGTCGTGGGCGGCATCGAGCGGGATGATTTCGGGCGCCCGATTGCCTATTGGGTGCGAACAGCGCCAGACTATTTTGGGTTTGGCACGGTGCTCACCTTTGCCCCGGAGGATTGGGAGCGCGTTCCGGCAGAGACCGCCTGGGGACGCAAGCGCGTACTGCACATGCACGTCAAAGAGCGCATCGGACAATCCAGGGGCCGCCCGATTCTAACGCCGGTCATCGAACAATTCCGGATGCTCGACAGCTATGAGCGCACGGAGCTTCAGTCGGCCATTGTCAACGCGATTGTAGCGGGCGTGATCGAGACTCCGGTGACGGGCGATGAACTGCTTCAGATGTTCGGCAGCGACCCGAACGCCTACCTTGCGGCCAAGCAAGCCTATCGCGTGCGGCTCGAGGGCGGGTCCATGATTCCGCT